CCGCCGCCTTTAGCTCGCGCTCGATCCCGAGGTCCACGGCGCGCTTCCACGCGTCGGCCACGTCCGAGTCATACATCCGCGCAACGTGCTTCGCGCCCATCTTGCGGGCGAAGGCTCGCGCTCGGGGTTGGCCTTTCGGGTCGCCGAAAATGAAGGTGTTCATTTGTCGTCCTCCCATTTGCCAATCGTGATGAGAAAAGCCTCTGCGCGTTGGGCGGCGGTCGCAAACACATCTCTTCCGGCGTGGCTGTAAACTAGCTCAGTGCGATACCGCTCTCGCTGGACGTTGTTCAGCACCTTCTCCGCCTCATGGATGGCGTTGAGGTCTTTGAGGTAGTCGGGCATGAACTCCGCGACAAGTTGCGCCAATTCGTCTGAGTATTCGCTACATTTGAAGCCACACGCTTTCGCGATGGCTATGCGTTGTCGATGGGGTTTCATTTCTTCGCTCCCTTCCGCAACCAGACGAGATGGTCCCGCTCGGCCGGCGTGATGCGATGCAGCGCCAGCCCGAGCCGCCGCGCCCTTGCGTGAACGTTGCTCAGCGTGGCGCCGCGCAGATTTCGGACGATCTCGCTCGGTGACTGCATTTCGAGCAGCCGCCGGTCAATCTCAGAGTTGGTTTTGTTGTGCTGGGATTTTGATCTTACCATAAGGTGCCTTTCGTTTCTTGAACCGTCCGAGGTTGTCTCGGCCGGCTTGTGTTTTCCGTTCGTAAGCGAGGTAGTCGCTGACCCATTGCTCGTCGCGCCCGCGTCGTTTGCCGACCAAGTAACCGGCGAGATAAAAGAATGGCGCGCTTCCAAGAATCCCGACCGTTGCAACGATTAGGATGTCGTTCATGGCTCTGGGTGTCGCGAAATGAATACGCCGGTCACGAGCCACTCGACTTCGGTCTCGAGTTCGTCGGCGGTGAGCAGCGCCTCTTCGAACGTGCAGAACTTGTGCGCGGTGATTCGACTCTCGGGACTGACGAGCATGATTCGCCATTTGTATTTGAGGTTCGATTTCATCGCTGTTTGTCATACCAGCCCGGCAGTTTCAGTTCGTGAATCGTCGGCTCGATGTTCGGCCAATCGTTCGTTTCGAGGCTGCGCTTGAGCCGCACGAGGTCCGCGATGTTCTCGTCCTGACCGCGCGCAATCGCATCGTCCGAGAGCTTGTAAACCGCGACGCCGTAAGGCTCGCACTTCTCGACCGCGACGTAATACATGCGCGAGACCGGCCGCTGATAAATTTCGTTGATGAGCGGCAGATAGAATCCCGCTTGCCGGTGGTAGCCGTAGCTGAACGCCGCACGCTCGAAGTTGCGGAACGCGTCGCTGTCCAAGCTCTCGACCGTCTTGAGGTCGAGCGCGTAGGGTTCGCCGTTGGTGATTTCGCAGCCGAACGAGCTGAACCAATCAGTCCGGCATTGCAGCGCGCCGAGTGCGTTCGGTTGATCCTTGCGCCACGTCATCTCGGCGTGGCCGTCGTAGAGCAACTGCGACGCGATTGGATGCGCCGCCACCGCCTCGCGCATCGCCACGACCTGCGCCATCTCGCCGGCGTCCAGCAAGGTCTTGTCCGCGTGCTGAGCCGAGAACTCGGCGAACTGGATCTTGCCCTCCTTCGTGCGCCGGTCGCAGTCCGGTCGCAGAATGTAGCGCGAGGCGAACTCGCGCTCTTCGAGCACGGCGCAATGCACCGCAGATCCGAGTCGGAAAGCTCCGGTGTCCTCGGGTGGTGGCAATGTGCGGGCGACGTATTTCTTGTAGTAGAGCGCCGGCCTGCGCCGGTAGCACTCAAGCTTCGAGTGACTGATTGCCGGATTGGCGTGGTATTCTTCGATGGTTTCGGCGCTCATGGCTGCACCTCCTTGCGTGCGGCGAGCATTGCGTCGGCTTCTTTGTAAGCTATTTTAGCTAACTCGATTGGAGAAAGATCGCAGGTAGGGTCAGCTAGTGCACCAGCCAACGCCTGCCCCGCGAACCAGTCGCGCAGGGTCATGCCGGGGGCCGAATAACTAGGATTCCCGAATCCTTCGCCAACCGATGGAAACGCCGGCCCTCCGTCGTTGATCAGTGCGTTCATGGCTGCACCTCCAATCCCAGCTTGCTTTGCAGCGGATCGATCTCCGTCTCGCTCTCGTCTTTGTATCGGACCGACCACGCGATCTTCACGCCGACCTTCGGCGCTTGCGCGAGGCTGTCCCACTCGACGGTGAACGAGGCTTTCGCCTTCGGCTCCGTCTGGTCCTCGTCCTCGATGAATCCGTCTTGCGCCGCCTTGGCGATGCTGCGGAAGTTGGTTTCGAGCAGGCTTCGGAACTGTTCCGTCGCTGCGTTGATGATGGCTGTCTGTTTTGTGTCGTTGTCGTTGCTCATGTGTTTTTGCTCCTTCGTGAGTCCCAGAAATGTGCCGCGCCTTTTTCGATATCGCGCCGCCCGATGAATCGCCCGCGACTGTCCACCGCGATTCCCATTTTGTTTCGGCTGTAAGTCGTCTCATCGACGGCCTGCCTCCGCTTCGGCTTTGCGATTTCGAGGTGCACGTCTTTGCGACGGGTCGGAATTCCTGCGGTCCTGACGCGTGGTTTCATTAGTTGTTGATCGCCTCCGATAGTCCGCCCGCGAGCTTGTCGGCCAGCGGCGTGACGTTGATCTCTGCTGGGATGTCCCGCGCTTCCTCGGCGGTGCGCAGTCCTTTCAAGATGTCGCCAAATTGGTCACGCAGTAGAAATCCGCGTGCGCGGAATTTCATCATGCGCTTCGGGTAGTCGGTCCACGGTCCGGCCTTGCCCCAAAGTTTTGCGGCCTTTGCATCGCCGCAGGTGAACGTCTCGCTCGCTGCGTCGAATCCTTTGCGCTGAACCGTGACCGTGAAGCCGTGCGAGTCCTTACCTGGCTCGCCGATCTCGGTCTCCTTGTAGCTCACTAGCAGCCCGCTGGAGCGGACGAGTGCCAGCGCCGCGTCGCCGTAGATCGCCGGGCGACCATTTATCACGGCCATGTTTTGGAGCGCGGCCATTGGCGTCAGCCCGATCTCCATGCCGAACTGGATGGCGATCATTACCGACTCCGGTTTTTCCATCCCCTTCGGCGCCCAGCCGCTCGCGACGACCGCCCGAGCAAATCGGAAAGCCTCGTCGATTGATTGGAGCTGCACGCCGTGTTGGCCGAACTGAATCGGTGCTTTAGTAGCGGTCTCTGCGACCGCGATCTCTGTTTTTACGTTGGTGTCCATGTTGTATCGTTGTGTGTGTTTCGTGTGTCCCTCCGGTCGTCGTTGGCCGGAGGGTTTTCCGTTTCGGGAAATAGTTGCTGGCGTATTTTCGCACCGCCACCAGCGGCGTCGTAGGGTTGGGTTTATACTCGGAACCGCCGAGAAGTTTTAGAACGGCACGTTCTCGCCGTCGTCTGCCGGCTGCGTCGTGAGCGCGATTGGCGCGCCGCTCTTGCGCTGAGAGCCACAAGGTGCGGCACGCGTTCTTGAGCAGCACGTCGGCTTCGCGCGGAGCAAATGGCGTCCCGTCCTTCTTGAGCTGCTCCGGGCGATCCGCGCCATACCAGAGGAGTTGCTTGTCGCTGAGTGCGGAGAGTGGCGTGTCTTTGTTTTTCCCGAAGTGGACCTGCACGTCGCCGGCGTTCAGGATCTCGACCGCTGGCAGCGGCAGAGTGTCCGGCGTCGCGGTCGTAGCGGTAGCAGTCGTCAGGCTGAGCATTGGCTTCGGCTTTTCGAGAGCCGCGCGAATGGCGCGCAGCTCGGTGAGGAGTTCGAGGTGTTGTTCGGTGGTCATAAAGTTGGCGTGTCTTTCATGGCGGCAAGCTTAGCCTGAAGCTCAGCGCGGAGGCGTGACGCTTCGTTCGCGTTGTGTTCGCGCTCGGCGGTCATCTGCGCGGCAACGGTTTTCCACCGCTCCACCTCAGCGCGGAGGCGGGTGAGTTCGGCGATGTAATAGTCGGCCCACTTCTGCACGTCGCCGCAGGTGTGCTTATCGATTGCGCCAGACCAAAGGATGCAAGCGACACGAGTGATGGCGAGGTCGCGTTCCGACCGGGCGGCGGTGAGTTCGGCGGCTAGACGGTCCCGTTCCTCCATGACGGTCCCATGAATCGCCATCGCGCATTCATATGCTTGTGACGCGGCGGCGAGTTCGCAACGCAACCGGCGGCGGTCCGCATCGGCACCAAAGCGCAATCTTTCGGTTTCGGTGAGTTCGCGTTCGAGCTTCTCAATTTCCCTACCAGCCCACCACTCCCGTTCATTTTTTGGCACGCGGCTATCTATAATCTGCTGGCGTAGATCGCCAGCGGGCGTGGCTTGGCATGGTTGGTCGGGTGGGTTCATTTTGAAAGCGCCCTGACGCGCACGCCGTAGCCCTTGGTCGCCGACTTGAGATGCCCGCGTGGTCCGCCGTTGTGCACGCGAGCCAACGTCTCGACGTCGCCCGCCTTCCACGCCGCCGGAGCGTAGCGTTTAAGGTAGGCGGTCGCGACGCGCACGCTGTAATTCAAGTCGGAAACCCTCGAGTAGTCGCCCGCCACTCGGCTGTCCGTGTGGTAGCTTTTGTGAATCTGGAGCGGTCCCAGCGCGCGTCCGCCGTCGCCGAGGATCGGACCGGTGCGAGCCGATGTCTCGACGAGGTGGATCGCCCGCCAGAACGAGGCGGGTGGCGCCGCGTGCGCGGTGGCGCAGAGCGCGAGGATTAGTAGTGCGGATTTCATTTGGTGAGCTTCGAGGCGTTGCGCTTCGCCGCTGCAATCTGCTTCGCCGTGCAGCCCGCGCCGATGCTTTCGGCGAGAGCGATTGCGCGGTCAGCGCGTGCTTGGTCGGGTGCGGTGATCGCGAGGATCAGCGCTTGGGTCAGAGCTTGGGTGGTGCTCATGCGGCACCTCCTGAGACGTAGATCGAGATAGGTCCGTGAGCGTCGCAGACTAAGACGTGGCGCTCGCCGTCAGAGTAAACGGCAACGTCGCTGGTGCTGGTTGCGCGATAGGCGAGTGGCAAGTCGGTTTCGTCAGCCATGTCGTTGATGTCGCCGTCGGTTTCGCCGATAGGGTCGAATGAGTAGCGGGTGTCCCCAGCGAGTGCTAGGTTGGCGATTTCGTTTCTGCGGGTGATGATTTCTGATGTGGTCATGTTTGATTGCGCGCCTCGGCGTTAAATCGCTTCGGTTGGCATGAGCAAAACCATACACATCCGCCCAACGATCTAAAGCCAAATGTGCGCGAAGTATCGCACGCAATCCGTGCGCGTTGATAATCAACGACTTACGTCTGAACAAAAAACAGACTCAGCGCGGAATCACTGCACGAAGTGGATCGTGAAGCGTCGCCCGCCGTCGCTGATGTTGGAGCCGTCAACGGTCTCGACCTTGAAGACGGTCGCGTTGGTCGTGTTGCCCGCGTTGGCGTAATCGTGCGCGATCAAAAGGTTGTTCGCAGGGTCAACGCACGACGCCAGCACGTAGTCCTGCACCGTGCCGAGCGAGTGCGTGAACGTGAAAGTCGTGCTCGCTGCTCCGACGGATGTGAAGGTCTCGACGTGCGAGAAACGATTGATGCCGAGGTTTGCGCGAGCGGTGGATGGGCTGGCAACGTCCGAGAGGTTCGACGCTTTCTGGGCTGCGCCGGTGATGCGGGTGTCGTTGCCTTCAGCGACGGATTCGGCGGCAGTTCCAAACACAAGCCCGAGCGATGCGAAGCCGTTTGCGTTTCCGAAATAAGTCCATGCGCTCGCGACTCCGCTGCGATTGACTGAGCGCACGCGAACGTGGCCGGCTTGCAAAGTTGCGTTGTAAAAGGTGAACCGCGCTTCAAAAATTTCAGCGTATCCCCAACTGTAATCCACCGCAGCGTCGGAGTTGGTGAGCGTCGCCTTGACCTCGTAGTAAGCAAAATCTTGCTCTGTGTTTTCCTGCCACTCGGCAAGCGAACCGAACGCAAAGACCGCTCCAACTTTGCGCGGCTCCACGTTTGGAGACAACGCCGGCGAAAGCGCAATCGGCGCCGCCGGCGCGGTCGTCTTGCTCGGCGCAAGTTGCGTCGGCCCGGTCACCACGGCGCTCCCGATCCCGAACGCGGAGAACGCCTGCACCGCGATTTCATAGCTCACGTTCGGCGTAAGGTCGTCAATCGATGAGGCGCCGCCGCCCGTGCTGCGTTGATCTGCGACGATAAATCCAGTCTGCCCGCTCTTGCGATAGAGCACATTCATCACGGCCGTGCGGGTCGTGAACGCTGGCACGCTGACAACGATCTGAGCGAACACCGTTCCGTCGCTCGAAAGGTAGGTCGTCGTCGATGCGACCGTCGGCGCTGCCGGATCAACGGGCGGCGTCGGATCGGTCTGCCCGGCGACGACTGCGACCGCGGTGGCGCTCGCTGTGGCGCTCTTCGCGCTCTGATTCTCCACCCGGTCGTAAGCTGTGATCCAATAAAAGTATTCTTGATTCAGCGTCAGGCTCACGTCCACGAATCGGCTCGCTCGCGTCTGTGCGATCTCGGTTGCCGCGCCGGGGTCGTTGGACGTGTTGCGATAAACGCCATACTCGCCGAGGTCCGCGTCGGTGTTGTCCGCCCAATCCAGTGAAATGATTTGGCCGGTGCCGGCGATTGCAGACAAGCCGGTTGGCGTTGCTGGCGGCGTCGTGTCCTGCGCCACCGTAATCGAGCCTGCGGTGTAGGTCGTGGAAATCCCAAAGTAGCTCTCACCGTAAATCCGCACGTTGTAGTTCGTGCCAATCGTGATGTCCGAGCTGATGAAGTCCTCGGTCTGCGCGCCCTCGACCGTGTTCCACGTCAGGTAGGTCGTGCTTGCGGCCGGCTTGTATTCGATGACGACCGAGCCGCCCGACTGAATGAATTCCGCAGCCGGTGGCGTCCAGCCAACGCGGATGCGTGGCAAGATCGTGCCGTCAGCCTGCACGAGTTGAGTCGTCCCGTCCGCCGTCAGAGAGAGATTCGTTGGTGCGCCGAGCGTGAACGGGTCTGGCAGAGTCGTGTTCGGCGAGTCCGGCACGGCGATTTGATCGCCGACGGTCCACGAATAAACCGACGACGCGGTCTCGCGAAGCGTCATGTCGATGAAGACCTGTGGCGGCGTGCCGTCGCTCGCAAAGTTCCACTCCATGACTTCGAAAACTTTAGACGACCAGCCGAGCTTTTCGTTGGTAATCATGACCGTGTCGCCGGCCCTGACCTGCATCGCTTCGAGGCGGAAGCGTGCCGAGAACGTGATTTCCTCGCGAGCGCGGCGCAGTTCCAGCACGGCGAGCCGTTGAGCGCAACTAGGCGACGTGGTGAACGGTAGAACTACGTCCCGAAAAAAGACGTTGTTGTTGTCCTGTGTGACGTAGGTCGGCGAGCTGATCGTCGGAAAGTCCGTCACCTGCCAGTTGTTCGTCTCGCTGACATAAACGCCCTTCACGCTGTTCACCCGGTCGCGTGCGCTCGTCCGCGTCTGCACGTTGAGCGGTCCCACGAAATGCTTCTCGGTCAGCGTGACGGTCGGAATCCGGTAGGCTGACGCGTAAGGAACGATGCGGCCGCCCGTGTAGGCGATCAGTCCGCCCATCGCGCTGAGGAGTTTGCCGATGTTTTCGTCTGGGCTGGCGCTCGTCACAATCACGCCGTTGGCCTCGTAGCGGTTTTCGTAAACAGTCGGCGAGAGCGGAAGGATTTGAACCTGTTCCTCGCAGATGGTTGCAGCGACGCCGAACGCGGTATCGTCAACCTCGGCTGCGGTCATGCCCATGCCGAGCGACGTGTCGGTGAGGTAGTCGCGCAAGCAGAGCGCAGCGTTGGCGGAATAGGCGGTTGTAGCCGTGCGCGGGTCGAGCACCTTCTTGCCGCGAATCACGGCGCTGATGTTCGGAATCCCGCTAGGGAACTTCTCGGCGTCCCACGTCAGGCGAACGTAAAGGTAGGCGATGCCGGAGAGCTTGTGGTCCGACGTCCATTTCCCATCGGTCAGGCTCGCGGTGTCCGCGATCAAATCCGCGTCCGCAGTGTCGCCGGGAACGCCGCGCTTTTTGTTCACGCGCGCCACGCCTGCGTAGAATCCGGTTGGCGTGTTCGAGACCAGAGGCACCAGCTCGTCGTTGAAATACACCTCGTCAATCGCTTCGACCTCGTGGCCGGCGAGCGTCAGCACGATGTGCAGATATTCGTTGGTCGCGCCCGTCGTGCTGAGGTAAACGATGGTCCCGCTCACTCTTGTTTTCCCGTAAACGATCGTCCGCGCCGAAATCGGATTTCGGACCGCCTGCGAGCGATCCGAGAGCGACGAGTCGGCAAAGCTGGGCATCTTTGGCGCGAGCAGCTTCGACGCGGCCATTGATGCTGATGCGTAAGCCGTGAATTTCAAAACAGCCGCAACAGCTTTGACGGCCGTGCTGTAAATTGCCGATCCCGCAACTGCGCCCGATGGCACGCCTGCGAAAAATGCAACTACCTTGACTGCTGCTTGAGTAAAAATTGCTTGTGGCATGTTAAATTCTCCAAGCGGTTTCGACGTTTGAAAGCGGCCCGAAAACAAGTCCGGCCTTTGCAACAAAAGCCGTCGTCTCGCCGAGACAAATCCCGAGCGTCATCCCGCGCCCGGTTTCTTGCGCGACTATGTCGCCGCGCCCGGCCTGCTGCGGTGCCACGCGTTGCAGCCCTAGCGCGTCCACCAGAGCCTCGACGCCGCCCGCCTCGTCCAGCACGCGCACCGCGCCAAGCCCTGACACGTAGCGACCGCGCCACGCCTGCGCGTAGTCCACGCCGGTGCAGAGCTGGACCCAGTCAGCCGCAAACGTGCAGCAGTCATTCACGCCCCACGCGAAAGGTTGATCGCGGCGTTGCTCGATGAATTGCGCGAGAAGGTTCGGCCAGTTGTCGCGGCGTGCTGGCATCACATGTAGGATGTTGACTGGCTCTCGTCGCCGCCGTCCCGAATCGGTGCCGCGAGCTTCGCGTTGCCCCAGTAAATCTGTTTTTCTTGGATCGCGTTGACGAACTCCAAGCCAAGATCGCCGGGGTGCAAATTTTCCTGCTCTTCGTGCGTGTAGCGCACCTCACGCGGCCGGCGAAAGTCCACGAGTTTGTTTTCGGCCGTCATTATGATCGAGGATTCATCTCCATCATCATTGACCGACATCACATCCATGCGTCCGGCGAAGATTGTCACGGGCGAAGCGACCAGAGCACCGGCAGAATCTAGCGCGCCGAATAGCACGCTGCACTCTTTCCCTTGGTAGTTTTCGGTGAGCGCAATCGCGACGTATGCACTCGGCACACCCGAGAGCTGAAAGTTGATTCCACGCGCCGAGAGGTCGGTGGTCTCTTCGACCGGCGAGATTGTCCCGAGCGTTCCGATGCCTTGGTAGGTCACGGCGCCGACGGTGATCGTCCCGTAACCGCTCCAAAGCCGAACCGGCGTCGAGAACGAGAACGACGCGAGCAGGATCGGCGAGAGCTGCGACGCGCTGACCTCGGTGACCATGTTGGCCGAGAGCGACCGGCCTGCGGTGGTGATGCTCATGATTCCACGTCCTCAATGATCGCGAAGCCCACGCCGTAGATGCTCGCCTCGCCGATGGCCCACTCGGTGCTTGGTGATGCGAGACGGAAGACGCCTTGAGCGCGCTCAGCATTGTCGGGCCTGCCGTATTTGATAGTTGTGCCGCCCGCGTAGCTTTTGCGGAGTGCAGGGAAAAGGTCCACGCTCGTTGACGAGTTCGATTGCACGACCTTGTAAAGCGAGGTTGAGATTTGCAGCCAGTCGCCGACGGCAAAGGAGCCGGATCCGCCTGCGTTTGTGAAGGTCAACGTCGTCCCGTTTGCGGTCGCGCTTGCAACGGTGAGCGTGCCGGTCACGCCGCCTCGGTTCAGCGGGTTGGCGTAGTCTTGAAAAAGAAACGTGCCGCGCTGCGCTTTGAGAAGAAACGCCACGATCTCCTCGGCGTCCGCGCGCTTCATGGGCGGACAATCGACCGAGCCGAGCCACGCCTGACCCGGCCAGTTGTATTGCTGGGTCTGCAACGTGAACGGCGAGGTGTTGCGCGAGGTCGCAGAAACGCCCGTAAACGACAAGCGCGAGAGGTTGAACGGACTCGGCGGCGTGAGTGGATAGGTGATGGCCATGACGTTTAAGCGAAGGCTGCACGGTATCCGCCGCCGCGTCGAACCATGTCGGGGATCTCGGCCTTTAGCCGGCGCCGCTCTTGTTCGAGGATCGGAGCGAGTTCAGCCCGCGAGACGCCGGCCGCAATGTTGTAATTGACCGTGACGCTTCCGCTGCCCGAACCGCTGCCGCCGCCCATCTTGTTATTTGGCACGATGGTGCCCGAGGCGTGCGGAACGAACAGCTCCGGTCCCTTTTCGCCGACGACGTAAGAGGAGCCTGCGCTGACTGGTCCACCGGCCGCCATAAATCCGGCGAAGCCTTTGCCTTGCAGAACTCCGGTAACTCCTGCCGCGAGGCGCTGCGTGACCATTTGCTGAAACACCAGCCTCACCAAATCGCGGCCTAGCGCGCGGACAACCTCGCTGAGCTTTTGGCCGCTTAAGATCGCGTCCTCGAATCCTTGGGCGATTAGACTGCCGGCGTCGTTGCTCATTTGCGCGAGTTGAGACATTGCAGGAATCGTTTTGTTTGCCGTTTCGTTCACCATACCGAGGCGCGATGCCATGTCCTCAACATCTCCTGATGTTGCTGCAAATGCTGCGCCGGCCTCTCCGGTAAGACGAATCATGGTCTCGTCATCTATGGTTTTTTTGGCGTGCAATAAATCGATGCGCTCCAGCGCAGCGACGTATTTTTCCATCGGAGTCATGACGGAATCACTTAAAGATTTGCCGAGCTCTCGGTTCGCCAAAGTCTGCGCGATCGTTGCCTCAATCCTTGCGGAAGCATCATCCCTTGGAACTTCAAGACCTTTCAGCATGAGATTGCTAGACTCCCGCAAAAGATCGTTAACCTTTTTCTGCGCGTCGAGTGATTCGTCGTCTGATTTTGTTTTGATTTCAGCCGTGTCTCTTTCGATTTGATTGATTAAATTAAGATTCGCGATGACCAGCGATGCCCGCATTGCCTCGAGTTTTTTGAGGTCTTCCGCTTCTTTGACGCTGCCTAGCTGAACGGTCACCGATCCGCCTTGTGGTAGTGCGACCACTTCCTCTCTCACGTTGCTGCGCAGCTTGTCGATTTCTGCGGCGTTTTTTATGATTTTTGCTTGGATGGTTTCCAGTTGGCGCACCGGGTCCATCGCTGCAAAAATACCTGCTTCCAAAATTCCCTCCGACTCAAGTCGAGATTCTCTCAAAATCTTGCGGACATTTTCCGCACGCATAACCAATTCGGTCAATTTTGTGATGACGGAATCAATAACTGAGGTCAGCGAAAGACCGAGCGCCGCTGCAAACCCTGCGCCGAGAGCCCGCGGGTCGAAGGCTTTTTTCATGAAGCCAGCCGCCGTTTGAGAGCTTTGCTGCAACTTCGCGAGCGAGTTCTGCACGCTGGCAAAAGCCTGCTTCGTCGCATCCACCGCCCGCAGAATAAATGATGCCTCAGCCATGGTTTTTAAGTTTTCGGTTTTGGTGTTCGATGTAAGCGAGCCAGCCGTTCAGTTCCTGCGCCGGCATCGCGAGCACCTCGTGGGCAAATTTGTGCAGACGATCCGCGAGCGCGTAAACGGCGAGGAGGTCTGCCGCCTCCCCGCCGTAGATCAGTTTTTTAAGTCGTCCACCTTCGGCGCGTCATCCGCGAGAATGGCGTTTGCGACGCGGCCGACGACGTTGCTGTCGGCCTTGTTCAACAACGTCGGCTTGTGCTCAATAGTGAACAGCTTCGCGCCGTGCTCGTCGGTCGCTTTCATGATCAGGATGTCCACCAAAAGCTCCATGTCGTTCTCTTTGCTGCGACGATAGAGCCGGTTTTTTTCCGAGAGCGTGACCGGCGTTGCGTGCACGACGAGCTTCCACTCCGGCACGTCGATTTTGCGCGTGCCGAGCGAGGCGAAGTGTTCTCTTACGAGGTCGATTGCGTCCATGTGTGTTGTGTGTGTTTTTCCTGCGAAATTAAGCGGTGAGCGTGCTCAACGTCCCGTTACCCTCGAAGGCAATCGAGCCCTCGATAATGCCGTCGAATGACGCGGAGACGTTAAACTGGGTCACGATGGCGGCGCCCGAATAGTAAACGTCGCCGGTGCTGGCGCCTTCTGGGTAAAGGTTGAGCGTGACCTGCGAGCCGATGGTGATCAGGAGTTGGCCGGCATCGCCTTCGTCCCAGTAAAGGTCACCAGAAACCGAGAACGATTTCATGGACGCGAGCCGGGTGCGGTAGGTGTCGCCGATGACCGAATCTTCTACGGTGTCGGAGGTGTGGGTCAGAGCGTAGTTGCGCAGCTCGCCGATGGTCGTGCTGGATAATTTGATTAGGCCTTCGCGGCCGAGTTTGGTTGCCATAAAATGAGGTTAGTCGGTTGAAAAATAAATGCAGTTGAAAGTGTGCCGAGCCGAGCCGAAGCGCCGGTCTTCGTCTGGCTCGATCGTATATTCCACGCTCGTCAAATGCAGGTCTTGACACTGCCCGCCGAGCGTAACGTCCGCGAGCACCGCCGCTTCGACCGCTGCGCTGCCGGTGTCGAAAAGGTCATCGATCAGGTAGGTGCCGCTCTCGGCGATAAAGTAATCGACCACGAGCTGCAGCTGCCGGTATTGCGTGCGGTTGCTCGGCCCGAGCGTGCGCACCTCGATCTGCTCGCTGA